AATCCGAACTCGGAGACAAGATCGAATGGTCTAGACATACGCCACGTTATTTCGGATGGAAAATATGGCGTTGGGGAAAACCGACCTTAAAAATAACTTCGATACCTCAAGGATATAGAGTCGGCGATGTTGTGAAGTTCGACTACACAAGGGAAACAAAATAGATGGCATTAAAAATTACAGCTAACGGCGAAACTAAAACCATTAAAGAATGGGCCGAAACCCTAGGATGCAAACCCTCTACTATCCATAGCCGTATCCGACGCGGCATGTCCGACGAAGAAGCAGTCACGACACCTCTAGGAATAATCAACCGAGATCGAGGCTGGAAAACTACTGCCCGAATCTTACATTCTACCGCTAACCCTGAAAAGCCCCGCCCTTTCATCCCAGAGAAACGCCGTAGCGTAGGTGGGTTCCGAGCAAAACCACGCCTATATGCCACCCGACAAGACGCACAATCCAGATAGGCTCCACTATCCCCTAAAATCTACAAGTAAGATAGCTATCAAGGAACGGAAGGAAACCGATGGAACCCAAATTTGAAACTAAAGAAATACCTATCGCCCAAATCGACAACAATTTCGGCCAGATAGAAGGCGTACCCGAAAACCCCAGAACAATAACAACAACAGATTTTCAGAACCTCAAAAAATCTCTCGAAGATGACCCAGGGTTCCTATGGTTACGAGAACCCCTCGTCTATCCTCTAAACGGACGCTATATCGCTATCGCAGGAAACCAACGCATCAGAGCGCTAAAAGAGCTACCGATAGAGTTCACCCCAGCAAAAATCTTAGATGCCGATACCCCCGTGGAAGATCTTATAAGGTGGGCGGTAAAAGATAACACAAATAAGGGCGAATGGGACTGGGACCAACTAGGGAACGAATGGGACGAATACCCCCTCGAAGAATGGGGACTCAACATACCCTCTATACCAGACCTGAACTTTGACGAAATAGAATCCACAGCCGACAGAGAAACAAAAAAAACACCCATAAAAGTCCGATGTCCTGAATGCGAATGCGAGTTCGAAGTCTAAATGGCTATCCCCTACCTAGGCTCCAAACGCAAAACTGCAGGAAGAATATATCGTGCTATCCAACAGCGCCACCCCGACTCCAAATTACTAGTAGACCTATTTTGTGGCGGGTTCGCTGTAGGGGAATATTTCTATAAGCAAGGCTGGCAAGTAACAGGGAACGACCTCAACAAATATGTGGTCGCGTTACTAGACCAAACTGTCAACAATGGTTTAGATGAAACCAGATGTTTAGAGTTCGTCACACGCGAAAAATTCTTCGATGTACTTAACAACCCCGACAAATACGAACCCTGGTATGTCGGGTATGTACAATGCGTATGGTCTTTCGGCAACCAACAAAACGGATACATGTTCGGCAAAGATGTAGAACCATATAAACTCGGCGGACACAACCTTGTCGTATATAAAGACCCTACACTTTTGCAAGAACTCATCCCTCAGATACCACAAAAATATATAGATGGTCTCTTGGAATTAGATGATTGGCATAAACGACGTATAGCGTTAAGCCGAATATCGAAACATCTCAAAACAAGAATCTTAGAACTCCAACGACTCCAACAACTCCAACAACTCCAACAACTCGAACGACTCCAACAACTCGAACGACTCGAACAGATACCATTTACAAGCCAGTCATACGACAAAGTAACCATACCTAAAGATGCAATCATCTACTGTGACCCACCATATAAAGGCACAGCAGAATACCGAGAAAACGGTTTTGACCACGACAGATTTTGGGAATGGGCTAGACAACAATCAAAAACGCATAACGTATATGTGAGTGAATACCAAGCCCCAGACAACTGGGCCACAATCCTAGAATGGACACAATCTTCCACACTACAAGGCGGACGACAAAAACACGACAACCAACCAACCGAAAAACTATTCATATACAAAGGCAAATGATGGAAGCCACAAAAGTATTTACTGTCCAATATCTAAAAGAGCTAATCAAAAACCAAATCAAAAACGGCCTACCCCTCCAATGTCCCGATGGATGCAACCCAAAACAATATTCTAAACTCACACAAACAATCTTAAAACAGACACTAGAATAAAACTATGGCCTCAACAGAACTCAACTTTGTAGCAGACAAAAAACGCGAATACGAACAATACCTAATATGGCGTAGCCTCCCTCGCGATATAGACCAGAAATTATTCGGACAACTCGGAGTAACAGACGAAACCATCCTGGAACTCTCGGCCATACCTAACCAAAAACAGCTAGCAAAACATTTAGGTTTAGCGCAACGCACTATTACCGATTGGAATAAGAAACGTGTCCCTGAAGAATATCGAGAATTGGATTGGAGACACTGGGCAAAGAAAACTACACCGTCTGTGATCTCAGCACTCCTAAGAAACACCCGTAAATATGGTGACGCTGCGAGAGTAAATACTTGGATGAAATACGTCGAAGGAATCGACGACAAAGCAACGGTTAAGCTGGAAGGCTGGGAGGGCTTAGCTGATCTTATTAAAGGGGCAGATAAGGTACTGGAAGAACATGGAGAAACAATCTAGCCTCGTATCACAAAAGATAAGACGAGCCTTCGAACTATCGCCTTCTTTTTTTAACCTGGGGGTTTTGGGTTCTAGCTTTTGGGATAAGCAAGAAGAAATAGCTATTAGTGTACGCGATAACCGTTATACCACTGTAAGGGCCTGTCACGACGTAGGAAAATCCTATTCCGCAGGGAGGCTTGCTTTATGGTTCCTATATTCGCATCCACAATCCATCGTCGTAACAACCGCACCGACGATGCGGCAGGTAGAGAACCTATTGTGGAGAGAGATACGTGCCGCACATGAAAAAGCGAAGTTACCTTTGGAGGGCGATGTACTTAAAACACGTTTGGATTTAGCTTCTGACTGGTATGCGATAGGCGCTTCTTCAGGAGACCCCGACAAACTCCAGGGCTTCCATGCCGCATCGGGACATCTTCTTATCATTGTTGATGAGGCTGCAGGTGTAAACGAGGAAGCTTTTGAAGCTATGGAAGGTATGATGACATCCGAAAAAGCCCGTATGCTAATGATCGGGAACCCTACCTCCGATAGTGGTTCGTTCCGTCAGTCTCATTATTCGTGGGATTACGCAAACAAAATCCATATCAGCGTGTTTGATAGCCCGAACTTTAAGAACAATGGTATCCATACGATCGAGGACCTGAAGAATGTGGATTTGGATAAGGTAGAGATCGTAAATGAGTATCTGGTTTCGCCTAGGTGGGCTTTCGAGAAGATAGATTCTTGGGGTATCGACTCGCCAATGTTCCAGGCGCGTGTACTCGGTAACTTCCCTAGCCAGTCATCTAACACGGTTATTCCTTTGAATCCTTTGGAGGTCGCATCATCTGCCGAACATCGCGAGAAGTTAGAGGCCGAAGGCGGGGATTTCCATCTCGGAGTCGACGTAGCCCGTTTCGGTAACGACAATACTGTTTTGACTCCACGATACGGCGGATATATCCCGTATCAATCAAAACATCCTTCTACTTCCATCCCTGAAACTGTCGGCCTAATAAAACAGTTCTCTCAACCACACCCGAAGGGTATCTATATCGACGTTGATGGTTTAGGTGGCGGCGTATACGACATACTTTATGAACAAAAATATGATCAGATAGTCCAGATACACAACGGAGCTAAAGCACTACCCGACTCATCTGGTTTAACTTTCGCTAACCTCGCGTCTCAACTTTGGTGGAAGGCAAGAGAAATGTTTATCGCAGGAGAACTAGCGATACCTGACGACGACAAACTTATAATGCAACTATCGACAAGAAAATATAGTTTCGGCTCGCGAGGGTTAACAGTGGAATCTAAAGACGAATGGAAAAAACGTCACGGCGGAAAATCATGTGACGAGGCAGACTCACTAATATATTCTCTTGCTGATATACTAGGAAATGAGACACGAGTACAAGCTACCGCTGGACGTAACGTCTCGGAACTTATTAGCCGACGTGTGAGAGATTAAATGGGCAGAATAAATAGCTTTATCCAACAGTTCGCTAAACCTACCCCGCCTAACACTTCTCTAGAGATAGGTACTTCCACTGTCGGTCTGATGCCTTCTATTTTTAATGAAGAGTTTATTGATACGTCTAAAGTTACTGCCGATGACTACAAAAAGATGTTAGATAATGATGGTACTATCCAGGCTTTATATAACACGATAGTCATGCCGCTCTTGGGGTCCAATTGGACTATCGAACCTGACGACGATACCCCTAGCTCGGTAGAACAATCGATGTGGGTAGAGGAAACGCTACGGAAACCGCCACATAAGGGCGGGATGTCTACACCTTTTGATCTTGTTTTAGCTCAAGCGTTGCGGGCCATACTGGAAGGTTTCGCAGGTTTCGAGAAAGTGTATGCGTTGTCTGACGGGAAGATCGTATACCGTAAAATTGCTTGGCGTGACCCGTCTACTATCACTATGAGGACTGATGATAGGGGCGGCTTTAATGGTTTACGGCAGCGGGCGTTTATCGGTAATGATTATGTTGATGTGACTATCCCTGTCGAACGCTGTTGGGTTTATACGTACGGTAAAGAGTTCCATAGTTTGAAGGGGCGTAGCGCGTTTACTTCCGCTTATGTAGCTTATGACCGTAAACGACGCTTACTGTATTTAGCTGAGCAACAGGCTCAGGCTGATGCGTTCAAAATTAAGATAGTTAAAGGCCGCGAGGGTGGAGGACAAGACGAACTCGACGCTACTACCGAAGCAGTCGACGAGGTAGGTGTAAGAGCAACTATTGGAGTCCCTCATGGTGTCGAGGTAGATACTCTAAATAATGCTCAAGGGATAGACTTAATCCCCCATATCGAGCTTGCTAACGGAGAGATGGCACGATCTGTTCTTGCTATGTTTATCTTGTTGGGTACAGGCTCCAAAACTGGCTCGTATTCTCTATCTCAAGATCAATCAGATTTCTTTATCCAAGCGTTAATGGCTATCCGTAAATCGCTCGAAAACCATATTACGTCTTACCTGTTGCCTGATCTATACCTATATAATTTTGAGACACCCGAATATGGGACTTTCAAGTTTGAAGATATAACTGACTCCACTGTTGACCTGTTGAAACAGGCGTTCATTAAGATTGTCGAGAAAGACCGTCTGCCAGGTAACGTTATTGATGGTATCGTACAGAAAATGGCTGATAAGTTAGAGATCGATGTTGATATGTTGGATGAGGCTGTCAACCCTGTGGATGATACTGTGGATATAGTCGAAGAGGTGCCTGTTACCCCTAGCCTTCCTGTGGATAACTCTAGGGTGGAGTTCGCGTCAATAGATGAAAGCATGTGGCGTAGGAATCTGACTGCGACGGAACGTAAAGTGAACTTTGCTGGCATCGAAAACAAAATGAATGTTTTAGAGGCCGAAACAGAAAACCAGATAAAACAAGTTTGGGATAACCTCGTCGTAGACGCGACCGTAAAGATAGATAAACTTGTCGGCGCTGGCGATTACGAAAAAATCACTGTTAAGGTGTTTGATGAGAACCTAAAAAACCAGTATATAAAAGTACTTAAAGAGGCAGGACTCGAAGCGTATATTTACGGTAAGAATGGGGCATCTGATGAGATCAGAGTTAAAGCACCTGCAACCCCGAAAGAATCTAAAGATTATTTCCGTGATAATGCCGTATCAATAGTCGATAAGCAACTTTCTGATTTAGCCTTCAAAATCCAATCTGAGGTTTCTAAAGGCCGCCGTAAAGATCAACTGTCTACGACTCAGCTTTCCGCTGGCGATATTATGGCTCAGATCGCCACGATATTTGCTGGATACTATTCGGATAATATCGGTTTGACCGCTATCGCTTCGGTTGCTATCGGAATAAATAAAGGCCGCAAAGACGTATTCGACGCCTACAAATCAGACGTTTATGGTTACCAGTATTCGGCGATTTTAGATGCCCGTACCTGTGCCACATGCCAGGCGTTAGACGGGAAAGTGCTTTCCGAAACGGAATATAAGAACACCCAATATGACCCGCCAATCCATTTCTCTTGCAGGTGCCTGTGGGTAACAATTATGCGGGACGAGCTTGACCCTCCACCGATAACAGGTTTTGATAGTACAGAATCTCTAGTTGAACCGTCGTTGTCTCGTAGCCAACAAGAACAGATAGTGGAACTGGGTAGACGAGCGGTCCAAGATGAGGTCGATAGATTACTAGCAGAGGGTTAACCTATGGCTAATAAACTAGAA